ATAAACCCTTTTGAAACAAGTGATTATTCTCAAGCTTTTCAAGGTATGAATCAACAACAAGTAGAGCAATCACTAAATATTCAACCACCTCAAATAACTGCTGAAACCACACCACCACCACCAAGCGTAGATGGTGGAGGAACAGGAGCAACAGGCACAGATTTTTCAGACCCTGCAGCTATTGCTGCATCATTAGGTTTTGACCCTTCACAATATAGTGAGTATTTTACAGCAATTACACCTGAGATGCAAGCAGCTACACAAGAAGGAACATATGACCCATTTTATGCAGAACAAATAGAGCAAATAAGAGGTGGCATACAAGGTAGAACAGAAGGTTTAAGACAAAATTTATTACAAAGTGCTATGCAAGCACAGGAAGCAGGAGCAGCTAGTGGTTTTGCAGGTGGAGCAGCAGGTGGTGCAAGAACACAACAACTAATGAGACAATCTGCTGAACAGCAACAAGCAGGTATAGGTAGACAATATGAAGCTCAAAGAAGAGGAGTACAAGAACAGATTGCAAGTAGAATTGGTGCAGCTCAAGATGCAATAGAAAGAGCAAAGCAACAAAACATAGCAACTGCTAGAGGTTTAATTGCAAGTGGTGCACAATTTGGAATTGGAGACCCATCTAATCTTGGACCTGAAACAACAACTGAAGATATTATTACACAATTTGATACCCCTGAACAAAGATATGGTAATATGCAAACTTTTGATAGTTTATTAACCCCTACACAAATGCCAAATGCATTACCTGGAGGTCCTAGTGTAAACAGACCAATAGGTGCATTTGACCCAAGAACAATAAGAGGATACTAATGCCAGGACATGATAGAATTAGATTAATAGACCCAGCAAGTTACCAAGGTCCATCTGCTTTTGAAGGCTTGGATTCTTTGTTAAATACAATCAACACATTTGCACAACAAGAAAAAGCAGAAGAGTTGGCAATAGAAGAAAGAGATTATCAAAGAAATCAAGATGCTTTAGCAAATGAAAGGGCAGATGAACAATTACAATTTAATAGACAACAAGCAGAACTAACAAGATTATCAAATGAAAAAATTAGAAAAAACACTTTTGTAAGTAATATAATGGGTTCAGATGTTTCGGATATGGATAAAATGATTCAATTAGATTTAGCAAAAGATAATGAAGGTGTTGATCCTGGGCTTGTGCAAAGATTAAAAGAAGGTTTACAAACAAATATAGAAAGTAATGATAAATTAATAAATTTTCAAACCGAACTTTCACAGGAAAAAATCAAACCTGATGAAATAAGAAGCAGATTAAAAACATTTTTAGAAACAGACGGTTTAAGTTCTAAAATTAAAAGTGAAGCATCTCAATATGCATTGAACCTCATAGCAACACAAAACCTTGAGCTACAAAACCTTAAAGATAAAAATATTTCTCTAACAAGTTTAGGAAATCAACTTTTGTTAAACCCTAAAGATGAAAATTTAGTGACATCGTATAATAAGGTAAATGAATTGGTTGAACAAAGTTATTATGGTGGCATAGC